GGTCTTAAATTAGCGAAGTTTCACAAGGAATGGTTAAGGTTTGCTAAAAGATACAAGAATGTTTGTTTTATGGCTGCGAGAGGGCATGGTAAAACAGAGGTTATGATAGTTGGATTTATGCTTTATAGCTTGTATGAAGCGATTTTAGACCAGCATTATAAAGTATGGCGTAGCGATAGGAGTTGGTTTGAGGGAGCAATCATATCAAAGTCCATGCCACAGAGCACAGCAGTTTTGAGACGGTTGAAATATCGTATGTTAGATTCACCATTATTAAGACGATTTTTGCCATCAGGTAGAGATGGAAAGATTGCATCAATGGAAATTATTTTGAAAAATAGGCACAGGATTGTGTGCAGACCATATTCAGACACAGTAAGAGGTATCCATGTTAATTTATGCTGTATTGACGAAGCAGGAACTTTTGAAGACGAGAGAATTTATACAGATGCTATTGTTCCAATTGTTCAGAAGTATAATGGGAAAATTGTTACCATTGGAACACCTACATCGCAAGTTGATTTGCTTTACAAGTTGTTTGAGAATCCACAGTTTTTTTCCAGAAAATACCCAGCATTTACAGATGCAAGACAAACTAAATCACTTTGGCCGTTAGAGTTTAATCGTAAAAAATTAATGGACATCAAACAAACAATAGGTTCACTTGCTTTCTCAAGAGAATATTTATGCCAACCTGTTGGTGAAGAAGACCGTATTTTTCCTTTTTCTTTAATTGAAAAGAGTTTTGAAGAAGAGGGCAGGTTTGTTCACAAGAGAAGAAGCAACGATTTTTCTTATTATATAGGTTGTGATTTTGCTATGAGTGCGTCAGCAGAAGCAGACTATTCCGTATTTATTGTTGTTGAGAAAAACAAAGAAGGGAAAGTTAGATTATGTGAAATAAAAAGAACAAAAGGAGAACCATTTGAAGTTCAGTTAAACAGATTGATTGACATGTATAACAGGTTTCAACCCACAAAAGTTCTTATTGATAAAAGACACATTGGACACACATTTCTTGATAAGATGGTAGAAAAAGGAATGAGGGTTGAAGGATTTAACACCACAAGAAAGAGCAAAGAAGATTTAATCATGCATGTTAGAAATCAATTTGAAAAAAGGAAAATAATAATTCCACGCCACACATCCATAAGAGGATATGGAATTGATATTTTGATTAAAGAACTTCTTAGTTATGCAACCAAATTAACACCACAGGGACAGATAACATATGAAGGTCTTGGCGAACATGATGACACAGTTATAGCTCTTTGTTTAGCAGTGTATGTTGCCACAAAATACACTTATAGTCCAATTTCAATAAAAAGAAGCAGTTATAGAAAGGGATAATACCGACAAAACGAAATATTTATATAGTTTCTTTTCTTTTAATACCAATAAGGTTGTTTGGGTTAAAATCCCAAGGTTGTGAGTGTGTTTTTGGGGAAACAAATTCCCCATTTTTTATTATCCTACGCGCGTAAGACAAAAAAATAGAAAAATATAAATATTTGTTTTTCCGTAGTTCTTGAATTGATGAGTGATTTAAGTAATTGGAGTAGTTTCAAAAATTCTTTTTATAAAGAGAGTTCTCTGTCAGCTAAATACCCCAGAATAGGTAGGAAGAAGCGTATAAACCCCACCCCCCTTATTTCTAAATATATTACGGAACAGCTGACAGAGCCAACTCTTATTAGTGGAAAAGGCATTATTAGAGCCGAGTTAGATTTATTTATAAACAGATTCTTGAAAGGAGAGCCAAAAAATATTGAGGTATGGCAACAATATAGAAGAGCATATGATAGAATACCTCTTGTTGCAGGTGCAATAGACATAACAACTGATAACACAATTCAAAGTTTTCATATTTCTGGGCCAAACAAAGAAAAAATCCAAGAATTAAAAAAAAAATTTAATCTTGTTGAGTTCTTCCACAATGTTTGTAAACAAATGCTTATTTATGGTAATTCTTTTGTTGAAATAGTTAAAGATAGTTCTGGCATAGTAGATTTAAAAATACTTCCACCTATTCAAATGTTTGTAAATAGAGATAAGAAAGGCAATTTTAGACCAAACCAACCAGATGCTTATTTACAATATCTTCCCCACAAACCAATGGATCCAATTGCTTTTTCTTATGATGAAGTTGTTCATTTTAAATTAAATCCAATAGGCGAGTCTGCTTATGGTAATTCAATCATACATCCACTTCTGTTATTGCTCCAAATTAAAATTAATACAGAATCAAACATGGATACTATTTTGGAAAGATATGCAGCTCCTTTAATGCATTTTCAAGTTGGAACCCCAGAACAACCAGCAACACAAGCAGAAATAGATGCTATGAGTGCGGATTTACAAGATATCCAAGCAGACACAGAACTTGTAACAGACCACAGAGTAGTCGGCACGGTTCTTGGTTCAGAAAACAAAGCAATGAATATCGAACCATATCTTGATTATTTGGAAAATCAAATCATAACAGGACTTCAAGTTCCGCTTGTCTTGCTTGGCAGAGGCGATATGGACAGAGCTGTTGCAGAAGTTCAATTTGACGCATTTGACAGGAGAGTTAAAACAATCCAAAGAACAATAAAAAGAATTGCAGAAAGACGAATTTTCAAAGCACATTTAGGAGATGTTTCAGAAGACCAAATCCCAGAACTAATGTGGGGTGAACCAGAACAAAGACAATCAAGAGAAGATATGGAACTAATTATCCAACTTAAATCTTCTGGTATTATAACAGCTCAAAAAGCAAATAGTTTACTTCCAGAAGAATACCAAGAAAAATTACCAGAAGAAATAGCTAAGCCCCAACCCCAACCGTTTATGAAACAACCACCCGAAAGAGAAGGGAAAGAACCCCCATTAGATAGGATAAAAACAGCACGAGATAAAAGAAAACCAACACAAAGGAGAAACTAAATGCCAATATTCAAATCCCCATTTAGTCCAAGAGTTCATAAATTCATGGAATATGATGACGACTATATTTTGAACAATTCAATTACAAAAGAAAAAAGCGACATTCAATTCAATAACGAGGCAATTACAAAAAAAGGTTGGAATTTGAATAAAGAATCAAGTAGAAAAAAGGTTTATAATGATGTTGTTTTGGACAAAGAATATATTTCAAATAAAGCAAGACAAAACAGAAGAAAAATAATTACTCCAAGAAAATGGAAAAATTGGTAAGAGGTGATTAAAATTCCAAAAGCATTTGATGCGTGTGTGAAAGCAGGAGGCAGAGTCAGAACAAAAAAACTTAGTAATGGCAGATATATCAAAATCTGTTTTATAAATGGCAAATCTTATGCTGGTGAAGTTAAAAAAGCCAAAGAAGTTGATGAACAAAAAGAAAAAATCCAAGAAGAAGCAAAGGTAGAGGTAATAGAAGAAAAAATCCAAGATGTTGAATGGCTTGTTGAAAATCTTTCATTAGAAGAAGCAGAAAACCAAGAAGGCGTGTTTGTTACATTTCAAGTAGCAGAGGCAGGTGTTTCAAACAACAACAGGAGATATTTTACGAGCGAATTGGAGAAACAAAATTTGAAAGGTTTGAAGATGTTTACAGACCATTCATACGAAGCGGACAACGCAGTCGGGATAATTAAACAAAGTTGGATGGATGGTAGAAAACTAATGGCAAAAGCGTGGGTAAACAATTCAGCAAAACACCCAGATATAGTGCGTATGCTTAAAGATGGAAGAATAGATTCAGTTAGTTTGGGAGGTAAAGGTGAAGTTAGATATCGTAAAGAGAAAGATAAGAGAATAGAAGAAATACACAATCTTCAAATTAAAGAAGTTAGCTTTGTTGGGATACCCGGCGTATCCAGAGCTAAAGTTAAAGCAATAGGAGGATAAAAATGGAAGAAGACAAAGACATATTGAAAACCGTTGAAACTCTTACTAAAGAGAACGACGAGTTAAGAGAAAAACTTGAAGAGATTCAAAAGAAAGAGAAAGAAGCTACAGAAAAAGAAGAGTTTGAAGCGAAAGTTAAAGAAGAAGTGGAAAAGAGACTTAAAGAAATGAAAGAGAAAGAGGAAGAAAAGAAAGAGGAGGAAGAGAAAGTAGAAACAAAAGAAGAAGAAAAACCAGAACCGAAAGGAGAAGTAGCCGAAGCCTCTATAGAAAAAAAAGTCCAAGAAAAAGAAATTTTTGAGGAAGATAGGAAAGGAAATCTTACAATGACAGAAGAATACTGGCAAGAATGGGACAATAGTATTCGTAATCTTGACTGGATTGATTCAAAAGTCAAATGGACTGCCAATAAAATAGAGGGAAATTGAGGTGAGATAGATGGCAAACGAAATAAACGCAATGGTGTCAGATAAAGGAGAAGTCCCTAGCGGCATAATGGCGACTGGTTCTTGTGTGGCTGGTGATTGGCTGAAAGCTTATCAAACTGCAACAGATGATATGTATGCAGCAGCAAGACAAGACGCATTTGTGGCAGGTAGTTTAGCAGTCCAAAGAGCAGCTACTACAGGTGTAGATTCTGACTTAATTGTTGGAATAGCTAACAATGACGCTGGTAGTGGTGACACTGTAGGTATCTTAACAGATGGAATTTTCATTGGGCTTTCAGCAGGTGCTGTAACCGCAGGACACGCTGTAATGCAAGAAGGAAATTCAGGAGTAATTGATTACAACGACGATGCTAGTGGTGCTCACAGAATAGTTGGAACAGCACTAACAGGAGCAAGTGCAGCAAGTAAATATGTTGCATTCAAACTAAACTTGTAGAGAGGTGAATAGAAATGCCAAATTATAAAGGACTTTTAACTACAGACAATGTAGAACAAGGCTCATCTTCAACATCTGCAAGTGGTGGTTTAACCATACCAAAGCAACTATATGGTTCATTGATTGAAAGTGTGCGCAGAAATTTAGTGTGGAGACCCTTAGCTGCAATCGCAATAGGTCCCGGACAAATACCCGGTTCTTCTGTTGATGTTGATTTAGAATCAGAAGGAAATCCCGGATTAGATGTTCTGGAAGTAGCAGAAGGAGCAGAATTTCCTATGGAAGCGTTACAGATAGAGACTTTTAATGTGAAACCTAAGAAATATGGTGTTAGGTTACCAATCACAGAAGAAATGTTGGAAGATGGCAAATGGAACTTGTTACAACGGTCAGTAGAAGTAGCGGGTTACAAAGTAGCCAAAAAGATGGATGGCTTGATAATAGATTCAGTCAGAGCAAATGCAGGATTTACTACATCAGGCGGAGCTACATTAACTATTCCTAACATCACTGAAAGTATGCAGGATTTGGAAGGAAATGGTTATACCCCAACCGATTTTATTGTTGGTGTTGAAGTAGCAAACGACTTGAGAAACATAGACCTTTTTGTTCATGCAGACAAATCTGGCATAACCAATGTTGGACAGGCATTAATCGGTAGGATATATGGTATGAATGTCTGGGTTAGCAACAATTTGGGAAATGGTAATACAGGCGCCAGAACAGATGCATATGTCATTGATAGGAGACACGCATTCATGTATGCTGAGAAAAGGGCTGTAACAGTGAAAAACTTTGACCAAATCTATAAAGATGTCAGAAA